CTTGAACTGGTCAATGCTCCTAAAGCACTAGATGCAGAAACTACGACATTTGGCGTAGATGCAATGCTTGCGCTTAGACCATTTAGACTTGCTGAACTTCTAGCCAACTGAGTGAACGTGCCGTCATAAGTAGATACGGCTGAGTCATAAACTAAGTCATTTGCTGAATAGGCAGACTTGCCACCTACGGCTGAGGAATCTAAAGCGCGTTGATCTAAGACCATCTGCGCAAGTCGCGCTAGACGGTCAAGGTTTAATTCAAAGTCATTGAGTTCTGATGAACTCATGTCTTAGCTCGCTAGTGTAAGCGAAGTTGTAAATGATCCTGATGAGATCGTGTAAGTATCGCCTGCGGTGTAGGGATTACCTGTGATCGTTCCAGAGAACAAGAAACTTCCACCAGTTAGTGCATCCCAAGCTGTAAAGAATGTCGCATCCTGTGAACCGCTAATGTTTGTCCACGATACGTCAGCATCAGAAACAATAGACCCGGCAGATGCGCCAGCAAAGGAAACAGCCTTGCGAGTAGTTTCAGTTGCGCCGTTGGCTGTGCCAGCAGCACCCGGATCGCCTATGTGTAGTTGCACATAAACATTTGTTACGGCGTATGCGGTGTTATTGCCTAAAGCATTTAACAAGCTATTCGCTAGGTGTGCGCTCATTCCGGTAGCCATTAGCCCTCAACTCTTTCAGTAACAGTAACAATCTTGCCATCGTCATCACGTTCAACGGTTCTAATAGTTGTGCGCTGGTGCGGTGCTTCAACAGTGATGTTAGGTGGTGCAACATTTATTACGGCTGGTGGTACGTTCACAACTGTTTCAGGCATCTGAACATTTACATCGTGTGTACGTTGTACGTCATAAACAGCTTCAGGTGCTTCTGGGTCAATCTGCGCAATGCCTTGAAGCATAACGCTTGGAACGCCAGTGTGTTCTATTGGCGGTAAGCCCAGAGCTGCAAGGACAGCAGAAGGATCAAAGCCAGTAGTAACAAGCCTTTGAGCCATAAGAACTTTACGGTCAGTTTCAACGAGTGCAGCAGCAGCCAAATCCACATTAGCCAAAGGAACGCGATAAACATTACCGCCCTCAACAGGTCGCAAGTCTTCAAATCTTCTAATGTCATTGACTGAAAGGAATCCTGCCTGTGAACCGATTGAGTAGCCATTCATTCTTGTAGCAAAGTCACCGCGAAGTAGACCATCTACATTGAAACGAATAAACGCATTATCTGGTAGCAATGCGCTGTAAGCATCTTCAATCTTAGCAATGTAAGGGCGCAAGGTATGAGTTACAAAGTTAATGCCGTTTTGTTCTACGGATGCGTAAGACATTGCACCCGGTGTAGTAACGCCGATCATGTGTGGTGGTACGCGGAAGATACGAGCTACTTCCTCAATGGCTAACTTGCGACTGTCTAGCATCTGCGCTTCGTCAGGGTTAATGCCAGTCTTTACAAACTTTGCACCACCTGTAAGCAGACCAGTCTTATGTGCCTTGCGGTAGCCGTCGTGACGTTGGCTAAAGCTATCAACCAGTTGCTTGGCTTGATCGCTCTTTAGGTCTTGTGGAGTTTCAATGATTCCCTGAGTAGTTGCGCCTTGACCAAAAAAACGTGAAGCGAAAGACTGCAATGCACTTGAAAGACCTAGGTTGTCTTTCATCTCTGTAACACGGGACATACCGCGTAGATCGCCAGCCTTGCGCAGTTCTGTAATTTGAAGCATGTCGCGCTTACTTACTGGAACTTCTTGGTTATCGTCAATAATGTATTCGATTTCACGAGTACGAATGTTGCGCACTACCTGAACGCGGTTTGGTGCAATACAAACTAGGTTCACTACATCGCCACGATTGTCACGGAATACACGAGTGAACGAGTTACCGTCTAGCAATAAAGAAATAAGAACTTGCTGGTAATGCTCTGAACGCAGCAGGTCTACATCTGGTCGCTGAATCCATGCTGGCTGTGGGCGATAAGGAACACGATCCCCGTCAATTCTGCGGAAGCAATCAACAGGCAAAGTGCTAATAGTGTCAGAGATTAAAAGAACACAAGCGTAAAAGGCGTTGATCTTCATTGCCTGTGTTTGGTCAATGTTCGTTCCTGCTTCGGTTGTGAAAGCAAACGAATCGCCAGAACCCCAGATTGACTGGAAGCTAATGGCGCGTTCCTCTTTATTACCGCCGGTCAAATTACCAAGCATTACTTGCCCTTCTCAAATGCGATACCGACAAGCAAAATACTTATGCCAGCTGCGACTATTCCTAATGGCAGGATGAACAAACCTAGACCTATTGAGATTGTTGCTAGACCAACCACTTGCAGGATAGATGGGATCAACGCAAACTCCTAGAAACTAAAGAACTGGGGTACAACGGGTTCTTCTCTTGAAACAGTTGCCCTATCAAATCCTATGATACTAGCAACAGCCGCATCTATCTTTCGTGGCGAGCCGCGATGTTCTTTGACAATTCTTGGGCCTAGCCGATCAGTCTTAACTACGGCGTTTTGTAGGTGTCTAAGCAATAGGGGGTTGCCGTCATGGGTGAGCTTGTTAGATACAACTGCATCATAGAATTTGGCACACGCTGGAACCATGCGAGCCGGGGAAGTAGATGGCCATTCAACAATGGGAAAGCCTGCATCATCTAGCACTTGCATTGTTCTTTGCCAACGGAATGGGTCACAAGCAATTTCTTTTACGTTGTGAGTTGAGCAGAATTCAATGATTGTGTTTTCTACATCTAGAATGTCTACGCGCCATTCATCATCATCTTCTGGCTGCTTTTCCCAAGCCTTGACCATAAAGACATAGGGCTGTTCTTCTACTGTTACGCCAATGATTACAGAAGCATCACCGCTAAACGAGCCGTCAAACCCTAAGACAACTGGGGTTTCAGGTGAAATTTCACGCTCTATCTCTAACTGTTCCCAAGCACCGTTAGGTAGCCAAGCGGTCTGACTGCTTACCCACTGGTTGCAACGCTTAGTTCTAAACTCTGCTTCTGGGGTTCGCTTGACCATAGCTTCAAAATCTTTAGGGTCGTTCAGATCACCAAAGGCAGGGTTTGCTTGTTTCCAAGTTTCTAATAAGTGGTGGTCTGCATCTGGTTGCGCTTCCCACCAAGCCATGAAGAATGTTGGATCATCTATTTCTTTTTGAGCTACACGCTTGCCATACTGATAAAGGCTGTATGCGATTGAGTCTTGACCAGATGAATCTGCTTTTACGCCGGCTGTGGTTAAAGCAATCAGAATTGGCGATCTACGCGCACCCATACCAAGTTGCATAACATCAAAGAGTTCACGATTAGGTGAGGCGTGAATTTCATCGAATAGAACTGCGGTTGGGGAAAGGCCTTCTTTTGAGTAGCTTTCACTTGATAGAACTCGGTAAACAGAACCAGTTGAAGGCACTTCAATAGCATCTCGATAGACCTTGCAAAGTTCTGACAGTTCAGGTTCTGCTTCAATCATTTTTTTAGCATCACCAAAAACAATTCTTGCTTGCTCTTTATCAGCTGCACATGAATAAACTTCACCACCGTTAGGCCCCATGATTAAAGACCAAAGACCAATGCCAGAACCTAATGCTGATTTTCCGTTCTTTCGAGCCATACCAATTAAAGCTGTTCGGTGTCTAAACTTTCCATCTGCACCTACTGCAAACAAGTGGCGCATCAGTTCGTGTTGCCATTCGCGCAGTTGCATCTTGTCACCTGAGAAACCAGCAACAGTTTCCTTAGTCTGAATAGCAAAAGTATCTATAAACTCTGAAACTTCCCAACCACGCGATTTAGTAAGCGCAGCTTTGTTTACAGGTGTAAGCCAAGTTGGTGGCCAAGATTCAATTTGAGTTGGCACGAGATTTCAGCTCCTCTAGCTTTGACTGACGTTTAACCTCAGCCACACCTAGCCGTGAGCGATCTGTTGGGGTGAATCCTAGAAGCGACAAGTTAGCAACTAACTGACGGTCTAGATCGCGCAAGGCTTTTCTTTCGTCTGGTCTGTTGTTTTGCAAAACCTGAATGCGCAAGTTACGGCGTTCATCCAGTAGTTCACAAGTCATAAGCAGAATCTCAATGTCAGTCAGTGGACTTAACCAAGTTTGACCCATACCCCAGATGCGTTCCCAAAGTTCTGTGCCAGCACTACCAAGTGGGCGGTTAGGTTCTGGAATGTCGTAAGCAGACGGCAACAGCACAAGTTCTTTCTGGTCTGGCAAGGTACGTTTGCCGGGGTTGCCAGTAAGCCGTTTCTGTTCAATGGGTTTTGGTGGTCTGCCACGCGGAGCCATCGTCAGTCCTCAATTAGTTGTGCTTCTAGACCAGTCTGTTTTTCTAATCTATCAAGTATGACATCAACGTATTTTGGGTCAAGTTCAATTCCATAACCAATACGCCCAGTTTTCTCACAAGCAATTAATGTAGACCCTGAACCTGCAAACATATCTATAACAATAGATTCTGGCTTTATCCATCTTTCTATAATTTCAATAAGCATTGCGATTGGTTTTTGAGTTGGGTGAACTCTTTTTGAATCAGTTTCTTTAGCAGTAAATCCGTTCCAGATGTATCGCAATAAATCTTGTTTATGTTTATTTTTTGACCAGCACAGTTCAAATCCAGAACCTATTGCAGTATCTACTTTTTCATTTCGTTTGTCCCAAACTAGCCAAGAACCTTTAAGATCGGATTCGCTTAAAGTTCTTATGTAGTAGTTTGCTCCAAACCAAAATTGCTCTTGAATAAAATTAAATTTGTTAGCAAAATAATTTGCATTAAATGGTTTATCGTCATCTATAATTTTTGAATAGTTATTGCCTTTTACTTTTTCATTTGATAAATAATTGGTGTCTAAATTTATTCCATATGGTGGGTCAGTAATAACAGCATTTGGTTTATCTATCTTAAATAACTTTTCATAATGTGAATCATTAAATGAATCACCGCAGATAACATGATGCTTTCCAATTACCCAATGGTCACCTAGCTTTGCTCTTGTAGGTGCATCGTCAAAAGACAAAGGCTCATTGTCATCATCTTCACCTAATGGTGGTTGCAGAGATTCAAAACCTAGTTCTTCAAGTTCCCAACCGTTTGCATCTAACTCAAGCAACTGGTCAGCGAGAACCTTGTCATCCCATTCCGCAAGTTCAGCAGTTCGATTGTCAGCAAGTGCAAAGGCGCGTATCTGTTCCCAAGTCCAACCAACTGGAGTGCGAGCAATAACGATTTCAGTCCAGCCTAAAAACTTTGCAGCTTCAAGCGTGCCATTGCCAGCAACAACGATCGAGTCAGGCGTTACGCAAATTGGTTTACGTTGTCCAAATTTTTCTAGTGAGTGAGCTATTGCCTGCAAGTTTTTGCCGTCATGCTTGCGAGCATTAGCCGGGTCAGGGGTCAAGCTGTTTACGTTTACGGTTTCGATGCGCAGTTCAGTCATGCAAACCAGTCTACGCAAAAACCGCGCAAAGATTGAATTTTTCAAAATCGGGAATTTCGCGACTTTACACATGGTGC